TCTGAGAAGAAGTCTCTGATCAAATCCTCCCCGGTTAAATAATAAGATATTCTTAAAGCACCATTAATTCCACCTCTAGGAGCGTAACTCTCAACAAACTTACCGTGCAATAGATAACTTGCGTCTAAGTCGGCAGAAGATTGTAGGTTTAAACTTTGACAAAAATATTCTTGAGATTTAGTTACGACTGGGATCCCGCTCACCCCAGTAGCTCTCATCTTCGACAGATTTACGTCTATATTTTTGTAACTATAAATCATTTTTTAATAAAATTTTGAGAAAGAGACTTTTGATAAAAGGAAACTGTCAGTAGAAACTGATACATCAGATTGCTTCACCCTAAACCCTGAAAGGCTAATCTCCTTAGCGTTCGTAACATTTTGGTCGCAAGTAAATTTAATTCCATAAATTTTAACTGTTTCATTTTCGCTAGAATTAAAAAGCGCAATGGCGGCCGAGTCTCCAGAGAATGTTAGATTGTGGTAGTTTTCTCTTTCTATAGTAATCTCTTCTGACGCCCCTAAAAGCTTAACTTCTCTAGGCTGCCTTTGTCCGATAGTGTAAATCGGCTGCCATTGACACGAGAACGAGTAATCAAAACTTAAACTCTTATTCGCCGCGAAATTCCCAGTACTTGTAATAAAAACATATAAGCCTAATTGTTCTCCATTGCTTTTATTATATACTATAGAATTATTTTTCTCAATAAAATCCCCAGACACTCCCCCATACCCCAAGTAATCCACAGTCGCGTTAAGAACATTATTGGGGGTGGCTTTTATGGAATATTTATTTAAATAATATTGCCCGGTTATTCCGCCGACGACTACAGTCCTTGGTGTATAAATTTCGTCTTTCGAGAAAAAATCTTTTATTTCCTGGACTATCGCGAAATTGGGCTCATTATCCGTTTCAAGATAGTAGCTTATCTGGAGATTAGAAGTTATATCATTAGTCAAGGTCTGTGTCAATACGCCACGCTTACCAATAACCTTAATTGGGGTTAAGGAGTTAGAATTTGACAAAGACACTTGATTAGCCATGATACCAGTTCCGGCTATTGACACTTCGCATTGATCAAAATAAATCATCCTTTTACCTTATTAACCTTTTACACTTATCTATTTATAAAACCTCTATATTCTATTGACATAGTTGATACTCCTTCTACGTTTGAAGAATAAGCTTCAGATATCTTTGTCATGTTTTTAAACTCATAATTAGATATAACCGCGCTTGATTCGAAGTCTTTTACTTGAATACTTAGGTTTCTAACGTCCCTATTGCATGGGAAGTTGGACATTTTTATCCCCGAATAGTCGTCTACCTCAAACTGAAACTTTACAGAAGTGTCAAATGGGTATTGGCTTCTAATATCAAGAGGTGCTCCAGAGCCTAAAATATAAATAGGAAATCTATTACATGCTATCCCTATATCGAAAGAAGTAACTCTATTCGTATTAAACTCGTCAATATTTATTTCAATAGAGCGCGGGTCCGCTATTTTTAGCGGGAACGAAGAACTACTACCGGTTATTTGACTAGGAATGCCCACCGTATCTAAATTACCAGCATCTACATAGGCATTTATAGTGGCTGAAACCTCTATTGCGGCTCCGACGGAGCACTTTACGGCATAATTTGTCAAATATCCCGATTTAAAACTGTAATTTTTAGAAAAATCAGTCCTTGAGCGCAAAAGGTACCCGTCAAAGCCAAAGTCCCCAGTGTACTGTAAGAATACGTCATCTGTAATTAAAAACTGGCTAATTGTGAACTCTGCAATCTTTGGACCATTAGACACGTAACTCCCGCTTGTGAAACCTATATACCTTAATGGCAAAGTTGGCAAGTTGATAGTAGCTTGAACACTCTGAACCCCGAAGACCTGCCCGGTATTTATAAAGAAGTGTTGCTCCTCCCTTGTTATTTTTCCTAAAGACATTTTATATTTTTACACTTATTTATATTATTAAAGGGAGTTTAAAACGTGTAAAATACAGAAAGGATAAAGGCATGGCAATTAACATTTTAAGAAAGACGCTTGACTGGGTCTCTGGAGCGACCTATCAAAAATACGATATAGTAAAATCCAATAATTTTACCTATTACGCTCTATCGAGTCACTCTGGAAGAACGGACCTTCCTAAAAACGATACAAATTTCTGGGGAGGAAGACTTATAGATCCATTTGGAAGTACCCTAAGTGAAACAAACTCCATCGAGAGACCTTATTTTTTCTTTCTCCCATCTTATGGCATAAGCACTAGCGTAGAGCCAAAGGTTAGATTGACTAAGTTTGGAGACGGATATGAACAGAGAATCCAAGACGGCATAAATAGCTCTTTATTAAAATTAAATATATCGTTCAGTTCAAGGAGCTCAATGGAGACCGCTGCTATTCTCAACTTCCTTAAAGAAAGAGCTGCCGTAGAATCTTTCCTATTCACACCTCCGGAGCCGTACGCATTATTAAGGAACTTCGTTTGCAGAAGCTGGGTTCATACGATAGTTTTTTTTGATAACAATGACATAACTACGACTTTTGAGCAAGTCCCATTCTAAATGCCTATTTACAATGACAACCGGGCAATTACCGTAGAGCAAGCTAAAACTAACTCTAAGATAATAAATGCAGAGCTTCCCAAGACGAACCCCGCTGGAATTATTGACTTTTTTGAAATAGACCTAGAAGATATCTTGTTCGATAATCTTCTTTTAGCAACTAAAATATTCAACACCCCCGCTAGCTCAGCAGATTCAGAAAGAGTTTTCCGATTTCATAACTGTTTAAATTTCACCACGAAAACAATCCTTTTTCAGGGAAAAGCTTATCACGCAGCCCCGATAATTATACAAGATATAGAATATACTACTAAAGGGTCAATGCCTAGGCCAAAACTGTCCATCACAGCAAACGCCAGAGCTTCACAAGCGATGGCTTTATTAAAAGCTAAAATTTTAGAACTAGGAGATCTTACAAAAGGCAAGCTTATTAGAAGAAGAACTTTTACTAAATTCATTGACAAGGAAAATTCCAAAGAGTTATTGAGTCAGATTCTCAATCACGAGGAAAATCCAAAAGCGATATTAAGATTAGATATTTTTTATTTTTTTAGAAAAACAGCCGAAACAGAAACTTATTTAGAGTTTGAACTAGCTTCAACTCTTGATATAGATAACACGGGGCTCCCAAACAGGATCGTTTTACAAGATAAATGTGTCTGGCAGTATAGAGGAGAAGGTTGCTGCTACGACACGAATCTAAAAAAGAACACACATGGCTTTACAAGCTCCGGACCTCCTAGCGCCGCAATACACCCCGACGCCAAACCAGTCGCTGATGCAAACAATATGCGATTCGAAAAGATTCCAGAAGCAACGGAGTCCTACCTCCCCGATAAGATAAAACTTAGCAATAAAGGCTTATGGACCAAAAATTCTAAGTACCTCGTTGGACAATACATTTTTATTGTTAAAGATGATATAAGATATTATTTTGTATGCAAGGCAGAGCATACAAACGTCGCACCTCCCAACTCTTCTTATTGGGGGGCAGACCAGTGCGACAAAAGTATTCGTGGGTGCAAACTAAGATTCAATCAAAAGAAAGGTCTACCTTTTGGGGGCTTTGCTGCGGTAAGGAAGGCGGCATCTGTTTAATATGATTAAAGATAAAATCAAAAAACAAATAAAGGAATATGCCTTAAAAGACTCTTCTAAAGAGTGTTGCGGTTTTGTTTTAAGTAATGATGAAGTTGTTCTATGCGATAATAAATCAAATAGCCCAGAAAGTCAATTTGTTATAAGTCCAGAAGATTTTTTAAAAAACATAAACAACGGAGCCAGGTTCGTCTTTCATTCTCACCCAAACGGATCGGAAGACTTCTCCCCTGCGGATAAATTTTATCAAGAGCAGTATTCATTACCATTAATAGTTTACTCAATAAAAGGAGATGCCTTTAATTTATTAATGGAGAGCTTTGATATGAAAAAGTATAGCTCAAACGATATGAACTGTCTTAAATTTGTAAAAATATATTTCGAAGAAAAACTCAAAATAAAGTTCGACGAATTTATATCAGACAAAACTAAAGCCTTAGTAGAACTTTCTCCAGAAAACATAGAGTTTAATAGTCTCTCTGACGAGCTAATCTGTAGTTGTATGTCGGAGGCTCATTTTAAAGAAGTTGAGTATTCCACGCTCAAAAATGAAGACGTTGTTTTTTTCAAAAGATTAAACATCATCCACGCCATGATTTATTTTGAAAACTTCTTCTTACATAAAAATAAAAATGGATTTGCTTTATTTGATAAATATTTTCTAGATAATCGAGCTCATGCAAAATGTTACAGATATGCTGGATAAACTAACATCAGAATCCAAACGGATTATAAAAGAGCACTCTTTGGAAGTATTTCCAATAGAAAGCTGCGGCATCGTCATAGATACAGACTCTGGACAAAAGGTATTAAAATCTAAAAACATTTTTAATTCAGAGAAAAAGTTCCTAATTGATAATTCAATATTCGACGAAGTCAAAGAGTATGAAAAAATAATTGTAGTATATCATTCACACACGCGAGACGGATGTGAAAATTTCTCTTCAGAAGATTTAGCTGTGTCGGAAAAAATAAAAATCCCTTTCGTGTTATATAATGTTATTCTAGACGACTTTAAGCTTTATAACCCAACAAACAAAAAACTGCCGCTTATTGGCAGGCCATACTTTCCTCCAGTTTTTACATGCACGAGTTTAGTCGAAGAGTATTACGAGGAGACCCTTGGTTTGACCATAGAATATCTCAAAAAATCTGAGCATATGACATTGTATAATAAGTTGCTATGCTCCCCATGCCTTAGTTTATATAGAGCCTTTACAAAAGCTACGGAAAAAGTTC